CCTTGACGAGGGACGTCAGCGAACGATACCTTACGAGAAGCCTACTGCTTGAGGCCGCCAGGCCATATCTTGATCACGTGACCGAAATCTACTGCCGAGTCATGGGCTGGCAGTAGCGCCCCCCGGGTTGTGGAACATTCCGCCGCGGCGATGCAAGCGACAGATTAGCAGCGATTTATTGCACGAGCCAGAGACAAAGATTCCACATGACATTCCTCAGGGTTTTGCACGGGATAAGTTGTTGGCCCGGAACGACTAAGAGCGACGCGCGTTTTTTGCCTGCCCGATTGATAAGGACCCGTGAAAATGGAGGTATGAAGGCAGAACACGATAGCTTCGAGACTAACCCGGTTTGGGTGGACGAATATACGGCAGCCAGAATACTGGGCTTGTCGCCAGCGACTCTTAGACAGTGGCGTTATTTGGAGAAACGCTCGAAAATTGCGCCTCGCATTCCTTGGAGGAAATTTGGCGAGGCTGTCCGGTATTATTGGCCGGCCTTGATCGCTGGCCCTGGCGACGAGGACAAGGGATGGCCGAATTAACAGAAAAGGCCGCCGCGGGCGGCGCGTGGGCGCGGACGGGCCGATTGGGGAGCGAGAGATGGTCGATCCCCACGTAGCATCCCGGACTGTCGCAGTCAATCCCCGAATTGGGTCATCGAAAATGTCACCGAAGGCGGGATCGCTGGCTCAGGAAGAAGTAACCGTAGCAGACCCTTGCCTACCGAAGCCGCTTGCGAGGTACGGGAATTAACGTCACCGAAGCGGGTGCCGCCAGAGGCGATCAAGAGTGTCGCGCCGCTACCGAGGTAGCGTTCCTTCCTGGAATTGATCCCTTATCTGCGTCGCGATGGCAGCCTCGGCGGTAGCGGCAAGCCAGACCCGAAGCTTCTCATCGCCGATGGCAAACGCTGCCTCCCGTCCTGAGCGGACAGCAAGCGAGCACTCGCTGGGGTTGCAATTAGGTTGTGTCGAGGGTGCCTGTGCTCATGGGGCGGTCCACGAACCTACGCACTCACCGATGTGTTCGCGTGTCGCTCGGCATCGGCAACCGGCGGGCGAACAGGCACAGGTGGTCGTAGGCCCAGATCTTGATCATGGGCACGCGGGTGCGGCGGGCGTTGAGGTAATCGCGTTCGAAGGGCCAGCCGGCGTTGAAGTTGCCCATCAGGTACCGGCAGGCGGAGCGGGGCCACGAGAGAACCTGGAAGGGATAGCCAGCCATCCAGCGCACCTTGTCCAGGTTGCGGTCCAGGCCAGCGAACTGGTGGCCCTCGATCGCGAAGGTGTCCAAGCCTGAGCCGTCCTTGGTTTCCCACTCTGGTGGTAAGTTCTCGTAGCGGTTCAGGCGCCGCGTCGTCGGATCATTCACATCGAGCGGCCACAGCAGCTCGAAGCGGGCATTAGGGTGTGAGGTCAGCACGTGCGCCCGGATCGCGTCCACGTGATCCTTGACCATCTGGCGCAGGAAGTTGGCGTCCACGTAGCCGTTCACCGAGGGGTCGTCGTTGGGAGTTTGGAACACATGCAGCGCCCGGCCGTGCTGTTGGTAGAACCGGGCCGTCGTGTAAGCGTCGTAGTAGGCCATGCCCGAGGAGTTGGCGAAGTACCACCAGAGCACCTCACCGAATTGGAGGCGCGCGGTGAGGCCCGCCGCCTCCATCAGGGCGGCCATCTCCTGATAAGCTCGCTTGATGTAATCCCGGAAGGGCGGCGCGAACGTGCAGTGGGCCGAATACAGGCTCCCGAAACCCGTGGCCGTGAGCACCGGCTCGCCATCGGGGTAGCGCGCGATCCAGACCGCATCCGGTGGATCATCGGGCGGCAGCACCAGCTCCTGGCTGAACGCTGCCACACAGCTCATTCCATAGCCGGCCAACTCCGAGAAGTAGTCGGCATGCCAGTCGCGCGCAGCGCGGTTCAACACGGGGGTGGCCGAATCGTCAATCACCCAGTCGCCCATCACGCCGCCCGAAAGCGATCCCTCCACAGTCACCGTGCCTTGGGCCGAGTTGTGGCTCTCGGAGAAGCTGAACGAGTAAGCGGGTGAGCGGACGGTAATCGTGAGCACGGCGTCCGAGGCCTGGGCCCAGACGCCCACGAAGACGGCGTTGATGTAGTAGGCGAAGTGCTCGGCGATGGTCTCGGGCGTGTCCGCCGGGAAGACGCTTTTGCCGATGGTCGTGCCGCCGATCGTAAGAAACGCCTCGTCGCCGCCCTGCCAGGTGCCGCCGTAAGTGACCGTGACACTCGGAAAGAATCCGCCGACGCGCTTCCGCTGGTTCCACCAGAAGACCGAAACGTAGTGATTGATCTCGCCGATCAAGCCCAGTTTGCGGATGGCCCAGATGAGGCGCTGCGGCGGCAGCTTCCAGGTATGATCGGTACCGTAGTCGCACGCCACGGCCACGTCGGTGCGCAGCTCAAGCGCATCGGGCACGTCCGAGGGAACAGCGCACTCCAGGAAATCGAAGTAAAAGTACCAGCCCTGGCTGTCGGGGTTCTTGCTTCCGGTCAGCCGGATTTCGACGGTATGTTGACCGGCACTGACGTTACTGAAGAGCTTCCGGCGGACCTGCCGAGCCCGGGCAGCAATCTCATAGCAGTCGAGCTGGACCCAACCGCCGCCATCCAGGCGCGCCTCCACGATGCCGCAATCGAAGTCAAGCCGCGTGCCCAGGTAAATGTCGTGAACGAGGTTGCAATGCGTCTCGATAGTGATGCTTGCGCCCTGCTGCGCGGCCCGCTTGGCGCGTCCCCGGCTCCACCAGTTGGCCGGCGCCCACTCCCAATAGCCCAAGTAGTTCACCCAGGCGTCGTCTTCCTCGATGCGCACGGACCCGGGGCCCGCGACCTTGAGCGCCCGCTTGCCCAGCGTGTCGCTGACGGTCCAGTTCGAGAAGGTGGCCTGCCATTCTTGGGGCTCGTATGGGGCCGAATCGGCCAGCTTGGGCGCCAGCGTCATCCAGATCTTCTGAAGATCGGTGAGGCCCTCGGCGGAGAAGTTGATCGTGATGCGCCAGGTGGCGTCGGAGGATCCGCCCTGAAGCTGGAGGACGTGAGGAGTGAAGTACAGGTTCGTGTTTCTGTGCAGCTCATAGAGGCGGATCATGTTGCCGTCCTCGCCCGGGCGCGCGGCGCGAATCGTCAAGGTCTCTCCGCTGGCTTCGGCCTCGAGCGGGATGAGCACGCCGGCACCTTGCCAGTCAAAGCCGTTGATTTGGTCTGCGATCGCCTGGCAGATGAGGGAAGCGGTGATGCGCCTTAGCGTGGCCGAAGCCGACCCATCCGAGCTGGACACGTTGACTGGTCCGTTCTGGCCGGCCCGCAGCGTGATCGTGATCTCGTTTCCGTACTGCCCGCCTGTGGCGGCCTGGCAGTAAGGATCGTTCGCGTTGATCTGGGCCGCGATGGCCTGGGCGATCTGGGCGCTGCTGAGTGCGTCCTCGAGCACCGAGTAAGTGGCGTTGCCGATTTGCACCCAGTGCAGGTAATTGGGATTGCCCTGCCACCACATGGCTTGCACGCAGCTTGTGGTGAACTCGGGCACGATGTAGTCGAAGGCGATGTTCTGATACCACAGGGTGACGCGGTCGTATGGTTGGAGGCCGTTGTCCACCAGGGTGAACGCGCCTTCTGCCTTCGCGTAAGTTCCGCCCACTTGCTCGGCGCGGTCGAACAGGCGCAATGGCACGAGCGTGCCGTCGGTTTTGAGGCAGTTCAGGAAGGGCCAGTCAATGGTGGGGTACTTGGGCGAATCAATGGGCTGGAGGTTTTCGTAATGCAGGTCGAAGGTGAGGGTGATGCCGGAGAAATCGCCGTCAGGCAGGTAGGAGAAGCGCGGGTGGCCGAAGAAATCGTCGCGGTCCCAGAGGACCAGGACGGCGAAATCGGCGGGGTCGCGGAAGATGCCGGAAACCTTGAATCCGGTCTCGGTGGCCGAGTGCAGGGCTGCGGCGGCGCCGAAACCGGAAGCGCCCTGAAGGTGGAGGGTGCGGGTGGGTTGTAGTTTATAGGTGGTCTCCATATTGCTTCCCGTCGTCTGCGCGGGCTTGACGCGGTGCACGAATGTACATACACTAGAACCAGTGTGCTACGAATGGGATCCCGCCAAGGCGAGGCGGAACCTACGCAAGCACGGCATAGACTTCGCCGATGCTGCGACCGCGCTCGAAGACGAGGCGGCGCTCACCATGCGGGACCCCTTCAGCGTCAAAGGGGAACGATGGATCACGCTCGGCATGGACGCTTTGGGCCGTCTGCTGGTGGTCGTGTACACCTGGCGCGGCGACCGCATCCGGCTGATTTCGGCGCGCTGAGCCACGCCACGCGAAAGACGGCAATATGAGGAGGGACGATGAGACGGCAGTACGATTTCAGCAAGGCCAAGCGGGGGCCGGTAGTGCCCGTGCCAAAAGGGAAAACGCGTGTGACGATCCGGCTGGACAATGACGTGCTGGAATGGTTTCGCGAACAGGTCCATCAAGCGGGTGGAGGCAACTATCAGACCTTGATCAATCAGGCCCTCCGCCGCTACATCGAGCAATCGAAGGAACCCTTGGAGGCGACGTTGCGCCGGGTTCTGCGCGAAGAACTGCGGAAAGCGGTTTGAACCCACTCATAGCCTGATTCTCACCACGAGCCGCTCGCCTGGGAAGCTCGTACCCACGCCGGTGATATCCAGTGTGATCGGCTGGTCGGGACGTATGGCTGGCAGGTCCTTGCCGTCAATCACGTTGGCCGGGAACATCTGGCCATCCTCGATCACCACCGTGCCGATCGGGTTCCCCGCCACCTTCACCACTGCCTCGATGTTGCCACCCTGGGGAGCACTGCGGCAGTAAGCGTAAATGTCGCGGATCGAGGCCGCCTGCCGCAGATAAACTGGCGGCACGGCATCGCTTTCGATGCCCAGGATGCCCTCCACGATCAGATCCACCTGCTCGCCGCTCAAAACGCGCAGCCGGCCATCCATCAGGTTCGAGGTGTAGTTGTTGATCTTGACGGGTGAGTTCCCGAAGACGTTGGTGACGTACAACTCGACCGCACAGACGGCCATCCAGGCGAATGGCTCGCGTGCCTCCCATTTGCCCGACTCCGGCGTGCCGTAGAAGTCGCGCGGCACGTGGTAGACGAAGACGCGTCTGTCGAGTCGGATCAGCCGGGCGCCGGCAGGGTGAGCGGTCGCAGTCGAACCTTTCTGTGCGCGCAACACTTCCGCCGACTGGCCGTTGATCGAGACGATCTGGATGATTTCGGTCTCGATATGGGCGTAGTCGCCAGCGGCGAATCCAGCCAGGTCCGCAGCGTTGATCGTCGTGGCCTGTTCATCAATTGCCTCGCTCAGCGTGGTCTCGGTGGTGGCCGTCTCATCGAAGCACCAGACCGTGAAGGTGAGCGAGTGGATGGTCTTGGTGTTGTCGAGATCGGCGAACGAAACGCCACTGAAGACGATCTCGCCCGGCTCGGCGCTGACGCCGAAACTCGGTTCGGGCGGTGCGGCCCAGTCGGTGCCCGGTTCCGCGGCTGGCGGAGCGGGAATGACGTCCGCCGGTTTCGGTCCGATGACCAGGTCGTACATGGAATCGGTCGTGGTGCGGCCCTGGATGTCAATCGAGTAGTCCTTGTTGAGGCGCCAGCCGATCACGCGGAACTCGCCCGAGCCGCCGGGCATATCGGGATGGGTGATTGAGCAGACCATGCCCGGCTCGACGTTGAGGGCGAGCACCGTCGTCTTGAAGGCGATTTGGCGCGCGGCCTTCCATTCGGCCGGCGTGATGCCGCCCAGCTCCTCGCGCAGCCGCGTGGTGATGATCCGGGCGGCCTGCGACTTGGAGGCGGTTCCGCACAGATTCACGGTGGACTTCAGATAGAGGGGGCCGGCGCCGCCACCGATCAAGGCGGCGTGATCCGCATCATAGAGCGTGAGTGAGTTGGCTACGAAGCCGTAATCCTCGTCGGCAAAGTTGGCGGTCAGATGATTGAAGCTGGGCTTGAGCGGGGCAAGTTGGAGGCTCCCGAACAGGATATTTCCTTCGCCGAAGGCCTCCACGGCTGATGAGTTGCTCCGGATGCCGGGCTTGAACTTGCCGAAGGCGAAGGTGTAGTAGCCCAGGCAGTTCATCAGCACTTCCTGGATCCAGTCCCGCAGCGGCTTCTCTTCCTGGATCACGCCGCGGAACTTGAACTGGGTCTCGGTTCCGCTGCCAATGAGCTTGTTGACTTGCTCATCGCAGATCTGGGCAGCGGCAATCGCCGCCTGAACGTCGAAGAACTGCTCGCAGGTGGAGGCATCAGCATGGCGCAAGCCGCGTGCTCGCAGCAGCATGTTGACCGCGATCCAGACCGGGTTCGTCAGTGGCGATTGCCAGCTTCGCTGCCCGGGCCCGGTCCAGACCCATCCACCCAGCCCTTGCGCGACGATGACTTCCATGTCGTGCTCGCTGGGGCGCGAAAGCTGGATGCCCTTGGCGTCGGCGCGCCGGATCATTACGAACGCGGTGCCCGCAGCGCGCTCGGCCGGGTTGTCGGTGTCGAAGCCGAAGGGCGTGGGATTGGGATTGGGATCGGGGCCGAGGCTCTCCAGCAGGCCGAGCGGACCAGGATAGCCGTGATGGTATTGTCCATCGAGCTTGTGCCCAGTGCCGTAGGCGCCCAGCGGGCCTTCGCCCACGATGCCCACAGCGGCGTAGAAATCGCTTTCCTCGCGCCCCATGGCGATCTTGGCTTTCACGGGCATGGGCGAGTCGGTGTAGATTTCGGGCACCACCTCGTCGTAGATTGAATCCGCCACCAGGGACACGCTGGTGATGGTCGAGCGCCCGAAGCCCCAGACGCCGGTCGAATTGTCCTTGATACGGACGCCGGCTGGTTTGGCGATGATGCCGCCGAAGTAATTCTCCATGCCGTGACTGCGGCAGCCGTTGGGGGTATCGAAGCCCTTGTCGCAGAAGGTATGCTCGCCGCTGTAGGGGCAGGCTGGCGATTTGAACTGCTTCCAGCAGGTGCGCGAGATGCGGCGGGTAGGGTAGGGAAGGTTCAGTTCATAGAGGCCATCGGCGGCGGTGATGTGGAACTCGGGGCCGGCGTCGAAGGACCAGTCCACGATCTCGCCCTTCCACAGGTCGAGCTTGATGCCGGTGCCCACGTGAAAGAGCGAGAACTCGAGATCGGCGCGGAACAGGTCCACGTCATTGGCCAGCGCACGCATGACGCGGTCGGCGTTGCCGAAGACGAAGCGGGCTTCGTCCGACTCTCCTCCCAGTGACTGAGCGATGCCCTCGAACTCGAGCAGGCGGGCCTGATAGAGCCGACCGCCAATCATGCAGCGCCGGTCGGACACGTAGATGGCGGGATAGCCTGGCTCCTTCGGGATGATCCTCACCAAGGGGATGATCTGCTGGACCTGCGCCAGCAGTGCGGTCTGGAGGGCCTGCGGCGGGAAACGGGTGACGGTCTGGTTCAGCTCGTAGCTGGGCGTGCTCTGGGGGATCTCGATGAGCGTGATGCCCACCGAGCATACGGCGGCGCCGAGCATCTCCCACGACAGCGGCTCATCGGCGAAGCGGCAGACGTAGCGGGTCGTGCCCTGTCCATCATCGTTCGGGGCGTCGTAGTAGAACGCGCCGTAGGGGCCGTAGTGGTCCTCCCAGAATTGGCGCAGCGCGACGCGGTCGGCCTCGCGCAGACGCGCCTTGCGGACGGTGAAGCGCCTGGCGCCTGTGCCCAGCAAGAAGCGCTGTTCGATCTTGGCGTTGCCCGAGCCGAACTGGTGGATGACGACCTCGGGCGCCTGCGCGCGGCCGTGGGGATAGTCCGGTATGATGGGAAATACGCCGCTCGGCGTGATCTCCGGAACCGGAATGTTGCCGAGGGAGTCCGGCATCAGTAACGATACCAGGCAAGAAGGATGTCGCCCACCTGGGGGGTCTGTTCTTCGATGAACGTAATTGTGTTGCCCACCAGGATGTAATCCAGGCCACGTTTCATGACCAAGCCGTTGCGGGTGAGGATCAAGCTGGTGGGCGGGCTGGGGGCATCCGCAAGCTGGAAGACGCGATTCTCGCCATTAACAGGACCGATGGGGACCTCGGCATCCGCGAAGCGGTAGGTCGGTGCGGGCGGGGGCGAGGGGTAGGAACCGCCGGAGCTGAGGATGCGTACTTGGTGCACTTTCAGCGGTTCAGAGCTGGTAGGCACGATCCACTGCTCCGACCAGGACGGCCCACTGCGCGGGAAGTACTGCACGACGTAGTAAGTGTTGGGCGGGTAGGCGGTGTCGTTCGGCTCCAGGTCTATGCTCACCACGCCGTTTTTGATTTCGAATTCCTGCCGGGAGCGGACAATGGTGCGCCCGCTCTGGGTGCGCATATCCGGGCCGAGCACGACGATCTTGCCCTGGAAGGGGGCCGTGCCGGCGTAGATGGTGTCGCGGATTTGCGTTTGCGCCCATGCGGCGCAGGCCAGCATGAACAGTCCGATCAATCGCCTCATGCCACCTCCACCAGCTCGAGCGAGACCTCGCCCAGGCCGAAGTCCACGTTCTGCTCCCAGCCACCTTCAAAGCGCACGGTGTAGCGGCCTTGGGTGGCCTCGCCCGTCGGGTCGTAACTGAACTTCGGATTGGTTTCCCAGACGTCGTAGAAGTAGAACGGCTCGTGCGGGCCGCGGCGCGCCTCATAGAACTCGCGCAAGGCCTGAAGGCGATCGGGCGTCAATCGCAGCGCGAGCCGCCAGCGTTTGCGGCTGTTGGAGGCGAGGACAGACCGCTGGGACTCGCCGTTGCGGTACTGGTTCTCCAGCACGGGGTAGTCCTGGCTCCGCACGAATGCCCTCGCCAGGTTCCATGGCATCACCGAGGACGCGACGGCATTCTGGACGGAGCCGGGCATCAATGACCTCCAGCCTTGAGTCTTCGCTCGATCTGCTTGAACAACAGCTCGGCCTCGCCCCGCGGCATGTAACGACCGTTCAAGGTTTCGAGCAGTTCCGCTTTGAAGTCACTGAGCGCTGATTTGACGGTCAGGCGGACGTACAGGCCCAGCCCGCCAGCGACAGTACCGAACAACGCGGCCGTCGCCGAAAGCATCTCCCAGTTCATTGCGATCCCTACGTCATGACCAAGCCAGGACTGAATTGCAGAGCGGCCAGCTCTCGCCGCCCGGCGTTGGCGCGGGTGGCGCTGAGAGTTGCCGACTGCACCGCGCGCGGGTTGTCCACCACCACGCGCACGGTCTCTTTTTCGAAGAACTCCTTGGCGCCCGGCACGCTGATGTTGATGACGATGGGGCCGGTGGCAGGCGCGCCCGCGGCGATGCGATCGAGGGTCGCTGTGGCGCCTGCGGTGAAGGTCTGCTGGTAGAGCATGCCGCCTTGCTGAATGAGCGACACCGGGCGCACCGTGGGCGGCAGGCCAGCCGTGCTCTGCCCGGTCGTCATGGCGTACAGCTCGATGAGATCCCGGACCTGCTGACTGCGGATGGCGGCATCCAGATTGCCGCCGAAAGCCTGCTTGGCCATCTCGACGATCTGGCGCAGCACGCCCTTGTCGCGGATGTCCACGCCGTAGGTGGCGCGGATTTTCTCGCGGGCCTTCTCCTCGGCGCTCTTGCGGAACAGGCCGATCAGGCCGGCAAGGAAGCCGCCGGCGGCCCCGATCGCGGCGCCCAGGGGACCTCCGAACTTGAACCCCAAGAGAGCGCCGCCGGCCGTGCTCATGCCCAATCCGGACCATCCGCCACGTTGCAGACCAGCGATCGCGAGCAAGCCGCCGGCAAGAGCCGCGGCGGGCGAGCGACCGATGGCCGCGAGCTTCTGCGAGAGCGTCGCTGCCTGCCAGGTGGTGGCCATGCCGGGACCGAGCTGGACGCTGCCGCCAATACCCAGGAATTCGCGCCACCCGCCCGCAAGTCCCGCCAGCCAACCGCGCCAGCCGCCGCCTCCCGCGGGCACGAAGGGCGGCGTTCCCCAACCTCCCGCGGCACCGCCAGGAATGGGACCGGCGGCTAGCGCGGCCCCCGAGACCAAGCCCCCGAGTGAGGCCCGGCCAGCGGCTCCTGCAACCGGTATGCGCAGACCAGCGAACAGTTCCATGAGCATCGCCGCCACGCGTGAGGTCACAATCTCTTTGATCGCCGTCAGGATGGCGGTCTTCAGTGCATTGCCAATGGCCGCAAACACCGACTGGGAGCGGGTCAGCAGTGCGTCGAAAACGCCCTCCGCCTGCCGCTTGAGCGATTCGAAGATCTGCCGGTTGTGATCGCGGATGAGCTCGGCCTGGCGGATGGCGGCATTCTCCCGCGCGGCTTGGATGGCCGCGTCGGTAGCCTCCTGCTGCTGGCGTCGGATCTCTTCGCGTTGCTGGGTGAGTTCGGCAATGCGCGCCTGGATCTCGTCAGCACGGTAACCCAGCCGGCGCAGATTGGCTTCTTCTTCCAAGACCATGCGCGAGGTCTCCAGATCAAACAGCCGCTGCTTGATCTCGTGGACGCGCTCGAGGTACTCGATCTCGATCGCGGCCTTGCGCTGCTCGAGGGCCAGCTTCTGATCGAGCGTCTGCGCGTCCGCGGCCTCGGTCTGGCGCAACTGGGCATCGCGCACCCAGCCGGCGCGCTCAAGTTCGAAGCTATAGACCTGCTCGGTGTGCTCGAGCGCCCGCCGCGCCGCATCCTCCTGATAATCGAGCCGGCGCTGGTAAAGCTCGGTCTCCCAAGCCAGCCGTTGCTCGTACTCTTCCCGGTAGCGCTTGAGCGTCTCCTCGATGGTTTCCTTCTGTAGACCACGCAGCTTGGCTTGAAGCTCGCGCTCGAGGTTGTGGCGGGCTTCGGCAAGCAGCGTGAATTGATGCATCGCGCCGTGCTCATCAACAAAGGTGGTCAGCCGCTGAGCCTCGCGCTGGAGCTCGAGCACGACGCGCGCCGGCCCTTGGAGCGCTTCCGCCTCCGCGGCCAGGGCGCTTTCGCGCGTTGCGCGCACCGCCTCGATTTGGCGCTTGCGAATCTCGGCGGCCCGTTTCAGGTTCTCGAGATCCGGCGCGGCTTCAAGCCTGACCTTGGGCCCGGGGACCTCAAAACTTTCCTCACCGGGCAAGGCCCGCCGGCCGGCGACGAGCTCGCGCAGTTGCTCATCCGTCATCCCGCGCCGGCGCAGCTCATCCAGGCTGACCTTGCCGGCCAGCAGCTGCATGCGCAGTGCGCGCCGTTCCATTTCGCCGAAGCGCGCTTCAACCTCTTCCTGGCCACGCTTCCACTGTGCATAGACGGCCAAGCCTGCGCCCACGGCGGCGACGCCCAGCAGGGCATAGGGGTTCAGCGTGGCCAGATTGAGCGCCGCGATTGATTTGGCCAGAGCCAGGATCTTTTCTGCGAGCTTGTACGCGGCGAAGGCGGTTCCTACCGCGGCTACCGCTTGAGCGAGCTTGACCAGACCGTCGGCGTTGTCGTGCAGCCAGCTCACCAGCTCACGCAGGTGGCCAAGCAGCGCCACCAGATCGCTGTGGAAGCGGGCGCCGATCTGCTCCCGCAGGTTCTGAAACTCACGCCTGAGGGCGCCGAGCTGACCGGCCGCGGTCTGCATGACGGCAGCATGCGCGCCCTGGATCTTGGCGCCCTCGCGCATGATCACGTTGTAGCGGAGCTGCTTCTCCTCGGCTTCGGTGAGGGCGCGGCCCAACCGGAGCTGCTCGGCCAGCGCCTCGCGCTCGAAGTTGACGAACAGCCCCAGGCTGCGCAAGCCGCGCGCATAGCCGGACTCGATCGCCATGACGATGGTCTCGAGCGCCTCGCCGGCGGCCACATTCTGGATGGCGGCTGCGTCCTTGGCCAGCTTCGCCAACCCCTCCGCCTTGCTCAGATCCAGGTCGGCAATGAGGAAGCGCTTGACCGCCTGGGCGGCTTCGTTGTACTCGAAGCCGATCTGCTCGATGGCCTCCACATGCCGGGCTGCCGCCGCGGCGCTTACCCCGTGCGCTTGCGCCATGGCGCGCACGCCCGCCTCGGCCTTGGCGTTTTGGGCCGCCAGCATCACCGAGCCGGCGGTAAACTCCTTGACCCAGCCGAGGGCGCGCTCGATCGCATCGGCGAGCAGGTTGCCGGCGGTAGCGCCCTTGACCATGGCCGCGGTCATGCCGTCAATGCTGCGGGAGGCGCCGCGCGCTGCGTTGACGGCGGTGGTCTCGATCGAGGACAGGCCGGCGTTGACGCTCTTGATCGAGGCGTTGGCCTTGTCGGTATCAACGGTGACGATGAGTTCGAGCTTGTTGTCAGCCATGGCGTGCCGCCTGGGTTAGAATGAAGTCATGGTGCGGAAGGTACAGGCTGTATACGAGGGCGGCATTTTGCGGCCTGTCGAACCGCTGCATCTCGACGAGCATCAGCTCGTAAGCGTGATCATTCTGGACGACCTCGCCAACGACGAGCTCGCTTTTGAGCCACCCGAGCGCTTCGAGGCCCTCGCCGACCACAGCGTGTCCCTGGAGGCGGTGCGGCGCGCGTTGGCGAAGATCCCCGGTCCCCTAGAAGCCGACTTCGCGGCAGAGCGGAACGAACGTTAGGTGCCGGGCTATTTCCTTGACACCAGCGCACTGGCAAAACTCTACCATTGGGAAGTCGGAAGTGAGCGCGTGGAAGCGCTCATAGAAGCACCCGACGCCCGGTTGATCATCTCGCAGCTTTCCCTGGTTGAGATCGAATCCGTTTTCGCCACCAAAGTCAGGATGGGAGTGATCGACAAGACAGCGCTCGAACAGCTTCGAGGGCGGTTCTATGCCGATCTGGCTCGGGGCCAGTTCGAAGTCGTTGTAATGGCCCGGCGTCACTTTCAAGGTGCAGAAGCGCTGGTGCGAACCCACGCGGTGAAACATACGCTCCGCACGCTGGATGCCCTGCAATTGTCCGTGGCCCTCGACCTGTACCGCCGGGGAGTGGTATCGCAACTGGTCACCTCCGACAGGGCTCTCTCCGAGGTGGCCGCCCTGGAGGGGCTGCCGGTGGTCAATCCTCTGTCAGCACGATAACTGGCGCTTGCCAGTCTGTTTTCAGCCATTGCGCTTCAAACGCTCTTCTTCCCAGCGCGCCTGTTCCTCTTCGATGGTCAGCATCGCGTGGAACTCATCTGCGGCAATTTCATCAAGCGACAGCTTGACGCCCAGCTTTAGCGCCGCCCGCAGATCGAGCGCCCGGCGCAGGAGTTGGCCGACCTCGGAGTTCTGCGCGGCATCGAGCCGGTTGAGCGGGCAGTGGTCGCAACGGCCACCCTCGGGCGCATCGGGACAAAGTCCGGGGTCGCACAACTGGTCGCGCCGCAGCGACCAGTAGACCAGGTAGCGCAAGGAGGGTCGCTCAGGCCACTCCCCGCTCAGCAGTTTCCCTCGTGCTCCTCAAAGCCGGCCTCGAGCGCATCGATGGCCGCCTTCACTGCTACCGCTTGATGGATGATCGGGACGGCGCCGGCGTAGCCCTCGCTCGTCTGGCAGAGCTTCTGATACAGGGTGCCGGCAGCCGCTAGGTTCACGGTCAGCTCCTGGCGGTTGAAGGGCAGGTCCAGAATGCGGGCAAAACCCCGGCGGTACTCGATCACGTCCTTGGCGCTCGGCATCCGCACCACATGCACCGTGGTCCCGCCCGGCACGCGGAGCACAACGCGAAAGGCCCCGGCCTCCGCCACGACGTCGTCCACTTCGGCCTGGCTCAACTGCTCGATGATCCGGCTGGCCTCGTAAGCGTCCAGTTCATCACCATCATCCAAGCGGATCTTTGCGAACAGGGCCGCATCCACCTCTTCGGCGTTCGGGATCGTTGTCTCCGAGGTGCCGCGCCCCAGATGCTTGATGATGATCTTGCGACGCCGCTGGCGCTCGATCCACTCCTCATCGTTCGGGAAGCGGACCTTGACCGTACGGGCGCCCTCGGCGGAGCGAAGCTGTACGTGGATTTCTTTTTGTGAATGGAACATGGCTATCCGATGTTGTCCTGAGTGGTTTTGGCCACCGCCGTGAGCAGACCGTTGGTCCCATCCCACAGCGGCGTGCACTCGACCTCGATGGTCACGATGCCGTCGGTATCGCCGACCACCGCGGTCCGGAAGGCAACCTTGTGGAAGGTCACCTCGAGCGAGTGGCAGTCCATGCCTGAGATCAGCTCGCCTTGGAGGCCGACTACGGCCGTGCCGGTGGTCTGGTTGCGGAGCTTGGTCAGTTCAGTTGAGCCGTGCTCAAAGCGCGCCACAAACTTGAGCGAGGCCTCACGGTCACCGAACTCCATCCGGCCGCGGATGGCCGCGCCGTCCTGTGTGCCTGAGCCAGGGTAGAAGCCCGAGTCGAGCCTGAGATTATTCTTGAAGCCCAGCTCGAGCGAGACCAGATTGCGGCTGGTGACATAGTCCACGCCGTTGATGGTGACCTGGGCGCTGGCGCCGGGCAGCAGATGCTCGGTAGTGCCCGCCGGCAGTGTGATCCCGCTCGGCTCCACCAGTTTCCCCGAGCCGGCGAAGTGGATTGCGATACGCGAGTTCGCCCGACCCGGCCCTGAGCCGATCGTGATGGTGAAATCCTCGATCACGCAGCCCACCGCCATGCGGTCGAGCACCGCGCTCGCGCCCGGCCGGATCTGCTCGATAAAAGAAAACGCCGGCAGCTCGATGCCGCCGGTGACCGGATCCTGCGGGGTACAAGTATAGGTGATCGCGGGCGGGGTGCCGCTCTTTGTGCGGCCACCCAAGCCAAAGACGAACGCCCAGGCGGCGATCTCGCTGGTGAGAAACTTCTCGATTGAGCCGCTCACGTCCCAGTGGGATTTGAAGACTTGCGTGGCGAACTCGTGCCCTTTGCCGAGCTCGGCGGCATCGTTTTCGGTGTTCAGCGTCACGGTCGCAAGCGCGGCGTTGGTCTTGGTCAGGCTCCAGAGGTCACCGGAGACGTTGGGCGTTGACAGATCGGTCTGCTTCTTGTAACCAAAGCCGATCTTGGTCTCGCGAATGTTGGCGGGCATCTCAATCTCCCATCTCGGTGAAGCTCACCGTAACTTCGAAGTAGTCTGTCCCTTGCTCGTCGCTCGCGCGCTGGATCGAAGGCAGATCCATCGGGTGGCAGCGGGGGTGGATGGTGGTGTAGAGCATCTTCAGCGCACTCCCGGCGGGCACGCCATTGACGATCAGATCAAAGAGGCGGTAGTAAGCCGTGGGCGGATCGCCTTCAAGCGTCTCCCGCGCGCGCAGGTAAAGCGAGAGGTTGTGTTTCCAGGCTTCGCCGGCACCGAAGCTGCCCGGTGTGGTTCCCTGCCAGGCGACCAGGATCGAGGGCACTGGCATCTCGTAGATCGCCAGGGGCAGGCTGACGCGCTTGGGATAGAGGTCGTGGTAGGCGCGGATTCTTTGCGGGTCGCCTTCCATCTCGGCAACTAGCTCCGGGATCGCGCGCAGCTTTTCAACCAGTGCATCCACCAGCTCAGCCGGGTTGATCATGACTGTCGGCCTCCGAGGAAGCGCTCGACGATTAGCCGGGGCGTGATCTCGCGCAGGAGGCGGCGGGCGGCCTCGAGGACCGCCGCGCGGTTACGCGGCGAGAAGACCAGCCACGATTCACGACGCATGTTGACCAGTCCCTTGATGCGCTCCTTGCGGGAGGTGAGGGCCGCTTTGGCTGCGCGCTCGCTCACCGTGCGCACGGAAAGGTTGCCGAGCATGCTGCCAGTGAGCGAGAGATCGCGCACGGCACGCCGCCTCAGGCGTTTGCTCTTATAGATCGCGTAGCGCTTGGTGAGCGGTTTGGCCGGCCCGTCCGTTGGCCCCAGGCCGGCGGCCAGCCGGTTCTTGACCGCCGCCAGCCCCACGGTGCCCAGCTTGAGCATCTCAAGCTGGCGAAAGTTCAGGTGATCCACCCGGAGTTGCCTGCGGAACCAGATGCGAACGCTGGGCACGGATGAGTTTTGAAGGGTCGTGTGACCTTGAGAACTGACAACTAAGTTACAGATCGTCGGGTTTTAGGCCCGTCTTTTCGGCCAGCAGCTTCAGCGCCACTGGTCCGAGCGTCACTTGGTCATGGTAGGCAAACAGCACATCAGGCCAGCCGGGTCTCTCCAAGATTCGGTGCGAGCCTCTCTGCCGCTTGATCCGCCAGCCAATGCGGAGGAGGGCAGCCAGCGCTTTCGAAGCTTTGACCGATGGCCAGCGGCCCGCAGACTCAGGCGGCAACGAAGGACACCTGAAGTTCGCCCGGCACAGCCTCCCCGTGCTCCAACCGGTCGGCGATCAAGCGTAAGGCCAGCGCCTGCGCCGCTGCGCAAGCCTGTTTCTTCGTGCGCCCATAAGCGGTGACTCCGGGTAGCGCCGGGATGTCCGCCAGCCAGCGCCCATCCTGCTCACGGTAGAACTTAACTTCCAGGACGAAATCCTGAATCCCGCGAGTCTTGCTCATGTACTTATGATGCTACAAGCGGCAGTGGGCGCGGCACGCTCGCTCTCGGCGTCACCCCGCCCGGTGGAAATGCAGCACCAGGCGGAGGCCGCCCTCGGCGTCGGCTTCAAGATCGACGACCTTGTAGAGCGCGCCGTCCAGGCTGACCTCATCGCCCCGCGCCGGCGGATCCGGGAAAGCCGCCGCCGGCACGAACAGCAGCGCATACGTGCCCGGCGCGGCGTCCTCCGCCCGAGCCGCCTGGTCCACAATGCCAGTCAGCGTGAACGATGAGCCCGCCTGCGGGGTGTAGATTACTTGCCGACCGAAGGCCGCCAAGACTTGCTCGTTCAGCTTGTGCACCAGCCACGCCCAACCAGCCATCGCTCAGGCCTTGGTCGCCCGGACCAGCACTTCGGGCCGGTGGCAGATGGGCAGCGGGTTCGATTGCGTGTGCAAGTCGGTCCCCCGGCCGAACTTGCGCGGCTCCTGCTTGGCGTAGAGCGGCAGGCCGAGCGTGTTGGCGGTCTCGTTGAAGTCCGCCGGGGCAAAGTAGGTGCGGAACGTGGTGGCCGTGCCCAGCGGGAAAAAGTGCGCCTCACCGTCGGCGATGAACTTGCGCACGGTGCCGCTGGAGTCGGTCGCCTGGCCGCGGTACTCCTCAAAGGTCACCCCGCCGAAGGTGAAGCCCGTGCGGTTGTCCGAAAACAGCACCAACCCCTCGCGCCAGCGCTGGTAGGCTTCCTTGACCTTGGGGTGCGTGGTCAGCGCGTCGAAGAAGCTCGGCGAGCACAGGCACATCACGCCGGTCATGAACTCGCCTTTGAGGTTGTCCTCGATGTGCCGGCGCACCTCGAGCACCTTGAGCAGCACTTCGGTCGAGGCCGTGGTCAGGGCGAAGTTGACCACCTTGGGCGTGATCTCGAACTCTTGGTAGAGGTCGTAGAGGGTGGAGCCGTCGGCATCGAGGATCACACCCTTGAGCGCGCCCATGCGCAGGTGCTCGAGCGTGATGGCGTGCTTGGCGCGCATGGTCTGAAGCTTCTGGGCCATGAGGTTGGCCAAAGCGTCCATCTCGGTCTCCGAGCCGAAGGCGCGGATGCCCTGCACCTCCTCGGGCAGCACGACATCGTCGTGCGGGATGTGCGGGATGACGAACGAGCGCACCTTGCGTTTCGCCTGCGTGCCCACTGTACCGGGCGAACCCACCGGACGCGTGGGCAGCAGGTTGAGCACGCCGTTCATCTCCTCGATGATGATGGTGCGCGTGCGCACGCCGACAGGCGGGAACAGGTTCAATTGCTCCAGGCGCCCATAGGTGTTGGGGATCTTGTTGATGGCGGCCGTGAGGGCCGCCATGTCGAAAGCGTCGGAAGAAAAAGGATTCAGCATGGCTCACGCTCCTTCGCGGACGAGGATGCCCAGGGCCTTGAGTTGCGCCAGGGCGGTGTTCTTCTGCGGGCCCGTAATCCCGCTCGGCCACACCAGCCCCTTGTCGGAGCAGACGGCATGGCGCGCGATGATCACGCCCGGGGTGTCCGCCGCGCTCGCATCCACGTCACCGATGAGCACGCCGGCCGCGTTCTCCGAGCCGTCATTGGCCGAAGGCGCAAGTTGGGTCGCCTTCCCGGTGGCAGTGATGATGCCCACCACGGTGCCGGTCTTGAGGTTCTGCCCGGAAGCCACCGTCACTTGATCGCGACTGTAGAGGTTGTCCTCTTCGAACTTCAGCCAGTCGCCCAGGTAGTTGGGTTCGGTCTTGGCAGCCACGTCAGTTCCCTCCTTTGGCTAGCCGCTTCACCGCCTTGATGACGGGATTCTGCTCGAGCGGCACTTTGGCGCTGGTGGCGGTCTCCGGCATCACGTGCGAGCGGATTTCTGGGGCGTCTTCGGCCGCGCGGGCTTCGATGAGATACTGGCGTGCCTCCGCGGCGCTGGCGTGCTTGGCGAGCAGCGCGGCCGCTCGCGCCGGCAGGCCGGCCAGGACGCACAACTCGACGATCTCGCGCGCCTCGGCGTAGCCTTCACGGCGCGCTTCGGCGCGGATCGCCTCCAGGTCGATGGTGGGCTCGGGCACTTCCGCCCGAACCGTTTCTTCCTTCATACGTCTGCCTCCTTGCGCAATTGAAGTTGGTCTTACGAATGCGGCGAGATCGGCGAGCGCCGTGCGGAAGGTGCCCGTGCGGTCGGCCAAGCCGGCGGCGACGGCGTCGGGGCCGTACTTGAGGGCAGCGCCCATCGCCCGGATGGCCTCTTCACTCAGACCGCGCTGTGCGGCCACCGCTCGCACAAACAGCCCGTAGAGCCGCGCGACCTCAGAGGCGAGCGCCGCGCGCGCCGCCTCCGACAGCGGCTCGTTGGGGTTGCCGTCGGTCTTGCCTTCGCCCTCGGCGATGTAGGTGACCTTGACGCCCAGCTTGCGGTTGTACTCGCTCCAATCCACGTGCTCGGCGTAGACCCCGATCGAGCCGGCGCCACCGGTGAACTCGGGCACATAGATCCGCTCCGCCGCTGTTGCCAGCAAGTACGCTGCGCTGAACATCGAATTATCGGCCACGGCCCAGATCGGCTTCTGGCGCGCCAGTTCGGCCAGCGCGGCTGCGGTCTCGAAGGCGTTCTCCGCATCGCCGCCCGGCGAATTCACGCGCAGCAGAACGCCGCGCACCTCGGGATCAGCGATGGCCTGCTCGACCTCCTCGAGGATCTCGCCGTAGGCCGTAGCGCCCAACAGGATCGCATCGAACAGCGATGGCTCGTTGGCCAGCACGCCGGCCACATCAACCACGGCCACGCCGTCCTGAACCGCATACGGCCTGCGCAAGCCGTAGGTGGCATCCAATTTACCCACCTCAACCAGCAGCGGCTTGGCGCCCAATAAGCGCAGGACTTGTTCGCGTCTCCTCATGACTCCTCGCTGTCCTCGCTCGAAGGGTCGGTGTCGTAGCTGAGGCCCAGCTCGCGGGCGCGTGCGTTGTCGGCCGCGATCTCCCGATCAATCGCCTCGGCATCGTAGCCTTGCTCTGAGACCACCTCGGCACGGCTCTTGAACCCTGCCCGCACCGCCATGATCTGCGCTTTGATGTCCTTCCAGGGATCCACCCAAGCAAAGCCCGGCGGAATCCACTTGGCGTCGTAGTAGAGTGCTACGTCGCCTTGCTTGGGCAGAGCGCCACTCACTAGCGCCGCCTCGATCCAGCGCCGCCACACCGGTCGGCAGAACTGGTAGACGAGCACCTGGTGCTGGAACTGCTCGCAGCGGCGGCGGAACTCGAGCAGCCCGGCACGGATCGAGGAGTAGTTGACGCCGGTCAGATCCCCGGTTAACTGCTCGTAGGTGATCCCCATGCCGGCAGCGATCGAGCGCAACTGCACGCGCATGAAGGTCTCGTAGCTGGCGCCTACATCGGCCGGCGTGGAGAACTTGATGTCCTCGCCCGGCAGCAGCACTTGAAGCGTGCCCGGCTCCAGACCCGCCAGGGCGGCGCCGCTTTGGTCCGTCACCGTCTCGCCCAGCATCTGGTCCTCGGGGGCGTTCTTCAAAATGAAGCCCGCGAACATGGCCGCCGTCTTCTTCCGCACCAGCTCGGCGTCGTCGTACTGGTCCAGCTCATAGAGCTTCACCAGGACCTGTGTGAGCCAGGGCTGGCCGCGCAACTGGCCGGGCCGGATGGGCCGGAACAGGTGCAGCACCGAATCGGCCGGAACGCGCACCAGCTCGGTCGAGGCCACTGGGTTGAGCGTGTCGAAAGGATGCTCGCGGTAGAGCCAGTAGGCCACGCGCCGCCCGATCTGGTCGAACTCGATGCCCGCGCGAACGTAGTTGCCGTTCTCGAGCTTTCTCGTCTCGCCCGTCGGTAGATGCTCGGCTTCGAGTAACTGCAGCTGCAAGGGAATCGTCAGGCCGTCCTTGGGCAGGCGTGGCCGCAGCCGGATCAAGCACTCGCCGGCCTCCATCACCGCGCGGCAGGCCAGCGCCTGAAGGCCGTAGAAATCGGTCAGATTGCTGGCGTCGGCCTCGTCGGTCCAGCGCAGCCACAACTCTTGAATCCGCGCCTTGAGCCGCGCATCCGGATGGAGCGACTGCGGCTTGATGCCGGTGCCGATAGCGTTGGCCACGAAGGCATCGAGCGCATTGGCCGCCCAGGGATTGCGCCGCACCATGTCGCGCGAGCGCGCGCGCAGCGTGTCCAGGTTGCGGAAGACGAGCGTGTTGATGTCGCTGGTCGCCGGGAGCCACCCCGCGGTGCGGCGCGTGGCCGCCGCGGCCTCGTAATCAGCCGCGGCCCGCCGCCCGGGCCAGGGGGCGCCCCTCACCGCTGCCTGAAGCTGCTTCCAGAAACCCACGCCTCAGAACCCCTTCTCGGTCCAGATCCGGACCTGCCGGATCGCCGGTTTGCCGCTGGCCTTGGCCACGTCGGCCTCGGCGGCGGCGATGGCGGCCTTGAGCTCCTCGACGCTGCGGTACTCGATCTCGCGATTCTCAAAGCGCACTCGGCGCACGCCGTTGGCCAGGGCATCGCGCAGGGCCTGAAGCTGCTGTTCGGTGTACATCCCCACTAAATCATCCGCGCCCGCATCTGTTTGAAACAGCGCGAGATCGAGTTGTCAGATTCGGCTTGCCTTTCCTCGGTGCTTGAGCGATGACTGGAGTCGCTGTGAATCAAACCTACCCCCAGGAGGCACACATCGAAAAGCACGAAGTCGAAATCGGCGGCGTATACCTCGCCCCCGGCCGCGACCGCAAGCCACCAGCTGGCAGGCGCACAGCGTCTGCCACCTTCACTGCTTGATGTAGGGCGCTGCCGCCGGCGTGCCGTCCGGGTTGGCAAAGTGGGCCAATACGGCGGTGAGGCCTTGCACCACCGACAGCACCACCATGGCCCAGAACTTGCCGCGCCCGGGCAATAAATCCTGAGTCGCGTTGATGGCTTGCGCCACCAGCGCCAGCATTTGAATGGCAACGTTTACAGAGAACTTCATCTTGCTAATCTCCTTGAATACCTCCATCAGCGGCCGCAGCCGCCACCAAATCCGTAGCTCGCGGATCATGCGAAATCAACTTGCCGGTAGGCCAGAACTCTTTGATCACCCAGGCACTGGCACGGCAACCTTGCCGAACGATCGGGCTTGGAGAAACTCGCGGTTTTCCATGGTGAGCCTCTTAAAAGTTGCGCGCCCCGGACTCCATCCACCGGCTGCGCAGCACCTTGCGCCCGGGCGCCGCGGGCTTGTCCTCGCTCGCGACCGCCGGCCTGAGCGCAGCGATCCGCTCAGCCTCGGCGTCCAACCTGAAACCCATCGAGACCAGCCCGCACAGGGCCGCGTAGGCGTAGACCCGCGCATCCAGCACTTCGCCCCGCACGCTCGTCCGGCCACTCCAGGTTCGGCCAGACCAACACCTGATAGACCTCGCACTCAGGAGACGGCACCCAGTAGCTGGACTGATTGCTGCGCAGCCACCAGCTCTCGATGCGGCTGGCGCCCTTGATGGTCGGCGTGGAAACCAGCAGGATCTTGCAGTTCCACCAGGTGGCCGAGCGCTTGATGGCCAAACTAACCGGATCGCCTTCGCTGCCCGCCGAGGCCTCCGAGGAAAGCCACCGATTCTGGTCCGCCCACTCCGACACCGTCTGCCGCGGCGGCGGCTCAAAGCCTGCCGCCAATTGCTCCAGGCATTCCTCAAGGCCGGCGATAGCGGATGTCATCTTGAAGACCCTTCAAAATCCCCTCGATCTCGGCGTCCAGTAACTCACGCACGGCCCGCACGTCGCTGACAGCCGCCAACTGCGGCGCCAGCTTGGCCGGCATGGCGAGTAACTTGTCACGAATCTGCCGGGCTTGCTTGAACCACACCGCCTTGACCTCGTCGGTCGGGATCAGCTTCGCCGACTTGGTCTCGTACTCGAGCTTGCGCAACCGGGCGCGGAAGAGCATGTCGGCCAGCTTAGCCTGCGCATAGGTCGTCGTCTGCCCACCCGCCTCTCCGGGAGCGCTGGTGGCGGCTTCGGAAACCTTCTCCGGACGGTCATCGAGCACGGCGTCGGAGGCGGCCACATCCACCTTGCCGCCGCGCATGACCAGCACGCCGGCCTTGGCCAGGCGGCTGATGTACTGGCGACTGACGCCCCGATGGCGCGCGTACTCGGCT